GCTCTTCGCGCTCTTCGCGCTCTTCACCTTGGTCTCCGTCTTCGTCTTCATCCGAGCTCTTCGCGGAAGGCTTGAGCTTGGGCTGTTTCTTCGCCGCCGGCGTGGAAAGCTTCGCAATCTCATCTTCAGGCTTCTCCGTGACTTCACCACCGCCAGTCGCGTCCTTCCACTTACCATAGATGAGCTGCGCGTAGAACGCGATCACCGGAAACGACTCCGGCTCCTCAACCGTCGCAAACGTCTCGCCTAACTCCTCGATGATATCTTCGAACTTGACCTTCAACGCCTTGGGCAGCATCTCCTTGCCAAAGCGGAAGTGCGCTCCGAACGGGATCTTGCTCAGGTCCTTCCCATCAAAGTCCTCCAGCAAAGCTTCGAGGGACTGCTTGCGCTCCTCTGGGCCCGCTTCGGAGGCGTCCATGAATGCGTCCACCATCTTGCGCGCATCCTCAAAGTCCTCGATCATATCCGCCGCCTTGCTCGAGTGCTGAGGGTCTCCAAAGGTCTCCTTGAGCCAGTCCTTGCGCAGCGTGATACGCCCCGTCGAGACCGGGACAAACTCCAGATCCTCCAGCTCCACTTCGTGCCCGTCGATGCCCAGAGCCCCGCCCAACACCCGCTCCCCCTCGTTGCGCGCATAGCGATCCGACATCAGGCTCTTCCTTGAATGCCCCATACGCTTCTGTGTCCACTCCAGGATCACCTCGCTGTTGCGGTCCTCCTCGGCCGCCGCATAACGGATGCTCATGAAGGTGAAGCCGTCGATCCCCGCCTTCTTGGAGCGCGTTGAGTTGTGGTCCGACACGTGGTTGGACGTGAACACCCGCTCTCCGATATCAGGCACCAAGCTCAGCATCATCCGCATCGCGACCACGTAGTGCCACAGGAGACACAGCGCGTTCTGCTCTACAGGGATGACCGGCTTCTTGCGGTAGTAGCGCTCCATCACTTTTTTCCCTTTCCACATCCCGATGACATAGTGCCCCAAGGCATCTTTTTTTTTGAACAGGAACTCGAGTGTCTCCGCCTTCAAGAACACCAGCGTCAGCCAGTACACGTTCTCATGAAGCATCAGGATCAGGTCCCGGTGCCGCATGTGCTGGATGATCTCTCCTGGCCTCCCGCCCTCGTGCATCATAAAGACCTGAGCCAGCGTCAGATTGACCAGGTTGAAGATCCGCGAAGCCTGCTTCAGGGTCCCCGACGCCCAGCGCCCGAACATCCCGATCGCCTCGCGCAGATTCCCCAGCACGACGTAGATGAGGACGACGACGGACACCGGAATGCCCTCGCGCCCCTCGTGAGCCGCGTGTCCTTCCTGCCCGCGCACGCGGACCTTGTGCTTGGTCTCTCCCAGCTCCTTGACGATGTCCTTCTCGATGGACGCCGTCACCGGGTTCCCTGAGCAGGCAATGACCTCGCTCAAGAGCTTGAAGTCCTTGCGCTGACCCCACACGTGGTCGCGTCCCATCACCCTGAACACCCCACGCATGATCCCACAGGCCTTGCCGATCGTATTTTTTTTGTATTTTTTGCCGGTGCCGATGAAGTAGTCGCGCAGGACGCTCTTGACCTCCGTCTCGGTGCACATGAGCGGATTGAACCCCGCATCCTTGACGCGCTTGATCCAGGTCCACTCGGCCTTCTCCGCGTCGGTGACAAAGAGCTCCCACGTCGCGTCGTCCACAAACTGAGGCTTGGTCATCCTGGGCCCACCAGACCCGCTCGCCCCCGTGCCATCTCCAAGGATCACCCCCGCGTTCTCACGAAAGCAGAGCGCCCGAGACGAGAGCGCCGCCTCATTCTCACCCGGTCGAGTGTGCTTGGGCCCGGCCTCGCCTACGCGAATGACCTTGGTCACGTTCGTCACGTGAAGGTGGGTCGTCGGCGTCGCCATGGCGCAGCATATCCTTGGAAAGTTTGCAAAGCCCAAATTTCTTCAATTTTTCAGAGTTCTGAGGGAAGTGATAGGAAAATGAAGTTACCCTCTAGATTTTTTTGAATTACCACCGCCTCCAAAACTGAGCGCGCCAAAACCGTTTATTGCGTCTTTGACAGAAAACCGAGCCCCATTTAACTCGATCCATCCGCACATGCTTGCCGAAGCCTCTTGCAGCGCCGCTTTAGCTTCAGAGTCGATTTCCACGCCACCCACATACATCCCGACCACCGGCTCGTATAAATGCACACCCAACCGCTTCAAGTTCGCGTCGTAATCGGGATCCTCACGCATTTTTGCCAGGAGCTTCTCGATCTGCTCTTTTTGTCGCAATTTCGTGGCAACTTTATTGGCAGTGACATGCTGTTTCGCTTCAACAATCACAAGGTAGATCTTGGAACCACGCTCTAAAACATGATGCGCATTTCTTGACTGCGCCCCTTTCTCTGGGCACACTACATGTTTGTAATCCATCACATTTGTCAAAATCATGAGGCCATCAAACTCGGTGATCTCATTCCCTGAACGGTCTTTCAGACGTTTTGGAAAGACGGTGGGCTTCAGGGTCAAGAAGCCTTTGTACTGCTCTTGCAGGTGGACTTTTACAGATTCGGTCAACTCATACTCGATAGACTTATCCTGTCGCTGTGTCCATTTCAGAACTGAGTCTAGTTTCTGCTCGATGGGTGCGAGCCGAGCTTCGATAGGTGCGAGCCGAGCTTCGAGCTTCGCGTCTAGCTTCGCGTCTAGCTTCGCGTCGATCTTTTTCTCAAAACGCTCTTCGAATTCTGCAAATTTTGCATCAAGCTTTGCATTGAGCTTCTCCTCGAGCTTCGCATCGAGTCGAGTTTCAAACTCTTTCCAAAAGTTGGCTGGTAGCATATAGTTTATTTATGATAAGAACAAGATTTATTCTTTAGGTAATTATTTTATTTAGGTAATATAATACATGCACACCAAGCACCACCGTGGTGGGGACCAAAAAGCGCTAAGCCTCATTTGTCAATTCGCGGGTATCTCGGAATGCAATATACGAGAAATTCTGAGTCGCATGCCCAATAGTTATACAGGATACAACGGTGTCGTTATGCAGCTGGCTAAGTTTGTACAAAAGAAATATAATCAACACGCTGCATCATGGCACAGTGACACATTCTCATTACGTGCGGCGATGAGTTTGATATTTGCAGCCCAACTTGATAGCATACGTATTCTATCAGACCTGAAGCAAAACTCGGCGAATTGTAAATTTACTATTGCGAAGGCAAAAGCGTCGGTGTTGTCATCTGAAACTTCATTGTTTGTAAAGGTGATCGACTATCCGACGAAGAAGGGCATCGATTCGATTCTGGTAGACAACGTCAATGGCAAGATCTTCAATTGGTTTATGCAGCAATACCCTGATATGCAAGGCTACTTTATGTTCTATGTTGACTCCTTCTTGAATTGGTCAAGCCAAGACAAGAAGCGATGGAATTATGACATAACTTCCGACATTACAAATCCCCAATCGCCGCTCTTTATACCAGAAGGATACCCGAATGAAGGACCCGAGCGTAAACCATCCAATGCAGGAGGGATCTTCGCGTGTTATCCTCAGCAACAAGTCTCTATATCCTGTGCCATCAAGGGTCGCAGCCTGCAAGATTACTTCGAACGGGCATGTGAATCAGCTGGCCAAACAACGTACGAACAATGTCGTAGCATCATGCTCAAGTTCGCATCTATGTACGAGCAAATGCGCATATTAGGACGTGATTGGGGGATGCTGCACAACGACCTCCATCTCGGCAACCTTCTCTTTGACGAGGATGCGCAAAAGATCGTGTGCATCGACTACGGTCGCGTCCATTTCCAACGTCTGGTCGAGGAACCTGTGGCCGAGATTAACGAGTTTGCCAAGACGGAGGTCGACAAGCTTGGTCTATCTAAGCGTTTCAGCCTCGATTATGAGGCATTCAAGAGCGGTGTGACTCCATGTAACTATAAAGATGTCATGGACAAACTGCACCGACACACGAAGTCCGACACGAACTCGCCTTTTCTCACAAGATCAGTCACTGTGACGTCTGTCAAATATCCGATGTACGTTATGGACCTGATGACGTTGGCAGGGAATATGTATCTCTTTTTCTTGGCAGGATCCAAGCGCAACAAAGGCGAAAGAATACACGGCCTCATCAATCCCTTTTTCAAAGTCTATGCAAAGGGGCATAAAAAAGGCGAACCGTTCCCCATCAAAAAAGAAATCGTATCGCGAAATCTCCTTCTGCGCGTCTTTGACGTACAAAAGACATGGGCAAATTATAATCGATTCCTTCAAAACATAATCCAAGTCAATAGCACGAAAGGGAAATCGGATGCTCATGATTGGCAGCCTTTTTTCAGCATCATAGCCGAAGGGCTCATGTACATGGCCATTGTGCTAGCTCGTGTGAATTCTGTGAATATCGGTCAAAAGGCTAAAGTCCCTCTGATAAACAATGATCGCAATACTCAGGCCTTCTGGCATCATTTCCAGTATATCGGCCACTTGGATTATATTACGGATGCTATAGAGACCGTGGAAAAATTGAAGCAAAATGCGCCTATAGCCGATAAGCTATCTTCTGTGACTATGAGCCCAATGGAATCGCAATCAGAATCTGAGTCTTCAGAAACTCAGTCATATATGTCAGGGATTGAATACGAGAAGGATAGACCTAGCCGACGGACAATCGATGATATGTCAATCGACTATATGTCAACACAACCATATAGCAGAGGGGGGTTAAGAAGAGGACGGCGGGGAAGACTTCTTCATGGAGCTGGTGTCGGGTTCTTTGAGACTGACTTGGCTGCTATGGCAAAACCTATTTCTGACGAAGAGTTGATCGCCGATTTTAATGCGAATATGGAGGCAGAGCGCAAGATGAAAAATCCTAAAGCTCCTGTGCGATATCCGGTTGCTTTTGAATTTGAAGATATCCAAGACATGCGGCCGTGTCAAAGGGCACTGCAAGAACAGCAGCAGCCCTCTTTGACAGCACCTGTAAGCGTAGGCGGTCGCGACCGAAAGCGAAAAGAGGGCAGCAAGGCAAAGAAGGCCACCCCAAAACAGTAATCTCTCTTTTTTCTATTTTCTTCTGCCAAGGCTTAAAAAATGAAAATTATTTTGTCATATGTTCATTTAAGACAAACACAATGGATTACGCACGTGGAGCCGTTTACGGCGCTCTCGTTGGCGATGCCTTCGGTGGTCAAGTCGAGTTCATCCGGAAGATGCCGCTCCCCGAAGAGACTGTTGACGAAGCGTGTCTGATGCGCGGTGGAGGGGCTTTGCGCCTCGCTCCAGGTCAGATCACGGACGACGGCGAACTGACGATCTGCCTGGCTCGGGCGCTGTCGAAGGGCAAAGACGCTGCGCGTTACTACGCCAAGTGGCTGCGCTCGAACCCGATCGATATCGGGAACGCGTGTCGCATGGCCTTTGGGATTCGTAAGAACCCCACTAATGAGCAGATGATGGTTCACACCAATAGCTTTGTCGGCCTCCGCGAGAACCAGTCCAACGGTGCCTTGATGCGCGCGACGCCTATCGCGGCCTTCTTCTACGAGGAGCCTGACGTGGTCGTGGCGGCGATGGCCCGTGACGATGCGCTCTTGTCGCATCCGAGCCCGGTTTGCCAGGACGCGAACGCGGCGTATTGCGTGGCGATCGCGTATCTCATCCGGGGCCGTTCTCCGCAAGAGGCCTTCAGCGCGGCCGAGGCCGTTGTGACGAACGAAACTGTCCGCTCGTGGCTGGCGGACGCTAAAAACCAAAAAACGACGGCCGATATTGTCGTAGATATGGAGAGAAACAACATCGGCTGGGCCCGCTGGGGCTTCACGCTCGCCTTCTATAATCTAATGCACAATACGTGCTACTCGGACGCGCTTCGTGACACCATCCGTCACGGTGGAGATACGGACACAAACGCGGCTATTGTGGGCGGGATGATGGGAGCTCTGTTCGGGTGCCGCGCGATTCCACACGAGTGGCTGAAGCCGGTGCTGGAGTGCGAGACGCGCCCCAAGTGGCTGCGCCCGGCGACGCTGGCAAAGATGCTGTAAAGGCGTAAAAGAAAACTTGGAATGAAGGATTTTTCTTATTCATTCCCCTTTTTGACGAGTGATGGTCTCCAATAAACACACCATTTTTTTTCATTTGTAGGGATCATGCGCACAGGTTTCATAGCACTTATACCCCACATTCGTTTGAACAAATCATCACTTGATGGATTGGTCCCGTTAGTTAGCAATTCTTTTGGTGCTTCAGTTGTCGATCTCTTATAAAATTTACAAGCAAGTTGAAGTTTTGCAAAAGATATAGCGTCGTCTTGTGTTTCGAATACCATGTGTTCTTTGTCGAGATCGTTCGCTCTGAACTTGATCTGTCTACTTTGGCGAAGGTTTTCGATAGCAGACAGACCAACGTGTCCCATGTCATTCATCGGTTCTCTATACTCCTCTTGGGTAACAATATCCCCATTGTGATCACAAGCCATATTTCGAGCACATTCCTCCATGACATGACATCTGTGCATGATGGTGGTTGGGCAATACACTTGCGTCTGTACATATTTATTCCCCCAATCTTTGGTCCTCCCGGTAATCCTTCCAAACAATTGATAGAGTTCATCATTTGTCAAATCCAGATGGCCGAATATAGCTGATGTGAATGAACCAAGCAATTTATGGATCAGCGTCTGTCCCATACCAACACACAAGAACCCTGTAATAACAATAGGGCGCGATTGTAGCCCGTGATGTATAATCAATCTGGAAATGGTTTCGCACACTTCTTCGTCTTCTGAAGCGAGCGGAATCGTTTTTGTATTCCCTACACGATCTTTGTATTGCAGGGTTTTTTCAAATCCGTTTATAACAATGACCACGGCATTGTTGTTCTTGTGAAACACTAAATCTCGAACAGCCTCGTGACTGCTACGACGAATGTGAGCAGGGATGAACGTCCTGGTATTTTCTTGGATTATCTCAGGGAATTTATTTAGAACATGCTCAATAAATCCTTCAGTTTGTTGGTCTAATTCGTCAAAATCAAAGGGCTTAGGGCGAACATAGGGATGTTCGAAGAAATCATCGACACAATTAAATATCATATCTTTATACCCGGCATAATTGCTATCGTTAAAGTTGTCCAACTGAATCAGTCGCAATTTAGACCAGAAACCTGAGGGTAACCAGATTTTGTCAGGAGAGGCTGTCAATGCGATAATACCTTTTACTATGGGAAGCATGTGGATCTCTTCTATTTGAGAGCGAAGACCATCTGAAATGTACTTGTGAAGTTCGTCATAATAGGCAAAGGCTCTGACGATGTTGTTTTTATCGATGTTTTTATCCATCACTTTTAGATATTCTAACCCGTCATCATAGCGCCGTGCATTGCTACACATCACAACCACACGCGGGCAAACAGATTCGTCGACACAGAGCCTTGTAATTGAAGTCTATCTTTTACGTGTGTATATTTACCATCGTATTTTGAAGAGAACACGCAAATGGAACCTTTGCCGTACGTATTCTCGATTGTTTGCAGCCTTTTTGCAAACTGCTTATTGTTCAATAAAGTGTTCATTGTAAATACAATATGAATGCTTCTACCAAACTCGCCATCTTGTTCAATTTCAGTAATGATGCGATTGATTGCAGTGAAAGTCTTTCCTAATTGGGTTAATAAGACGCATAGAATGAACTTACTGGCCTGATCAGTGTTGTCCATTGATTCAAATTGCATTTGACTGCACAAAAAACTAGCTTCAATTTTTAAAATCTTTTTTTAAATTTTTTTTAAGATTTTAAAATCTTCAAGATACTTGTTAACTCGCTCACACTTCAATGGGAAAAGAGACGTGTACTCACTCATAATGTCTTCATTCGATCATACGCAGTACAGATAGCAACATATTGGCAGTGTTCTTAATCTCTAGATTCCGCTGCAAGAACATGTCTCTGGTAGCGATCAATAATCGTGTTTCACATGACTCAAGACAGTGCTTGTAAGTAGACAAGAGACTTTTCCCCATATCATGGGCTACAATCTTTTCTATGCCTACAATCAGCCATAACCAAGCTGGTCCACCACATTGACTCAAATTGAACAAATCTTTCAACAAGTACGCAATGTCTACTTGCGAGGACAACATCAAATCCTGTGATAAGAAGAGACGATTTTGCTTCCATGCATTGAGCATTACCCTCTCTATAGTAAGTTTGTCGCTAGAGTTCATAAAGGCAATGAGAGTGACTGGGTGCAAATCTATATACATATCACCATACTTAGCAGTACATAGTGTCTTTGCAATTTTGGTCCACGAATGATTGCATGCGAAGAGGTCATAAATTTTGGATAAGATTGCTTCATCGTTTGCGATGTTGAGTGTCTGAACAAATAAAGCCGTACGATACATGGTAACGGAATTTCCTTCTTGGCGTCTACATAAGCGTTGTGTCTCTTTCATGTAGAAAGGTTCTAGATCATCACGGAATTCTTTACAGCATGCGCGAAGAGAGAGGAGAGTGCCTATGTCGATGAAGCCATGAGTGAAGAGAACGTGGGCAGGAGGCAATAGGGTCATTTTTTATTAGGCCTAGGTTTAGGCTTGAGATTTCGAGGCTTCTTTTCAGCTTTATTACCCGCTTCAATTTTTTTAGAAGGTCGCGGAAGTCTAGAAGATTTTTCTCGTTTTCCACCGAATGAGCTATGTAAGAACAGGTCTAGCTCTTGACGTTGTTTTTCTTCCTGCGCTGTAATGCTTGCGCTCATTTTGATGTTTAGTGCTTGTATATTTATAGCACTTTCTTCTGCATCCAGCTGTGAACATGAAAAATCTATTGCTTCTACTCGTGGAAAACATTTTTTGAAACTATCATCTCTAGTACTATGCACAGACTCAATATATAGTGCTCCTAAAAATGCCTGCATAGGACCCATTCGCATGTCTGGATATTTCGTCTTTCTTAAACAATCTTTATCATCTATTGAAACCCATTCAATTTCTCCTGACTGGGAATCTGCGGGAATGTTTGGCCTTCCTTTCCAAACTGCACACTTATTTGAAAGATTGAATAGTCCTAACTTTGAAAATTCGTCTTCATACTCTTGACAAAATGTAATTGTATTGTTCTTTACTGCCTTATTTTTATACGTATCTCTATACAAACTGATAGTGTTTTGTGCAATGCTATTTATGCTTACAATATCCCATTTATCTACAATAGTCACAATTCTGGTTTTTATGTTAGCAAAGTAATTTTCATCATCTGTACTTATCAAGACAGGCAAACTAGCAATAACGTCTTTTATTAATGGTATTATAAAAAGCTTAATTACATTTTTCCACGCATTGTCTGTGTTTATCTTATTCACATTTGCCGTAATCTGTTGAAATAAAAATTTTGATATGATATTTGTGAATATTTTATCTGCTACCACCGTTTCAGAAAATCGACTTGCTGGTTCCAGGATGAGCTTAGATGCTGTAGATGCAGCACTGTTTACAGGTTCTGGAATATACGCATTTATCGTTTCCGTTATAGAGCTTACCTTGCCAACGGTATTAATTGATAGTGTAATGATTCTGATCAAAGTAGTACCAACCTTTTCATCAAGTTGTGCTAAAAGGTTTTGGGGTCCAATGTAGATTAAGATATCATACAGAATGTTTGATACGATTTGCTTAATTAAAACAGCACCCGTGTTATCATCACGGAGTCCAGCTTCTCTTAATTTGCTACATCGGACAGATAATCTTTCATTTGTTCTTTCAGGAACACTTTGCAGTGCATCTATATTTGAACTTGCATAGACAAGTAACAACACATCTGAAAACAGCTTTAAAAATACAGCTTGTTTTCCAGCATCATTACAGTTTGTATTTGGCAATATCTTAGATTGTACTTGCTTACAAAGGATGTCTTCTGCATCTAGCCCCATCTCGACTAAAAAATTATGTATATCTGTAGCTAATCCGTAATGTGCATCTTGCACACTTGCATCATCCATCTGTTACACTGAACAAATATTATTTATAAGAATGAGTTGCAACCATCATCCATAAAAGATGAAAACATGCAAATTATGCTATCACGAAAGATCGTCTTACTTCTGACAAAATCACCAACCTTTTTCAGCCCATGGGTTTCTAAAAACTCCTCCTCCCCTCCAAAAAAATTCCAAAAAAAAATTAGGGGGGGGGGTCAAAAAGAGTCATTACGAGAAATATAAAAGTGCAAAAAAATTATTACGATAATAGGTATACAAAACACTAAAAGGTCCTAAAAACATGAAGTCAAAAACGGTCAAAAACGGTCAAATTTGATCAAAAATGGTCAAAATCGGCTAAAAAGTTTGGACCCTCTAAAAAGATACATAAAGATAAAATCGGTTAATTTTAATCAAAATTGATCAAATGAAGCCAGAAAACCAAAAACCGTCCTATAAGTGCCCGCGCTGCGGCTACGAAACACGCAACAAGACGGTCATTCGTAATCACTTTAACAACAAGAAGAAACCCTGTCAGGGCATCTTATCCCACGCTATAGAGCTCACCGAAGGGATTAAAGAGCACGTCCTGAATCATCGCCTCTATGTGGCGGAGCCCTCTGAGATCCAACAGCGCGTCACGAACCAGGTGATCAATTACCATAACACGGTCTATAATTATGTCGCTAACATCGACTTTGTGGAGAAGCTGAACAAGGTCGTCGAGCACAAAAACCTAGAGATCCTCGACTTCGAGACCAAGGTCGAAGAGCTCTATCAGGACCAGGTCGAGCGCCTGGAGAAAGACGACTTCAAAGAGGGCTTCCAGCTCGACCACGGGAACTTCAAAGAGATCATCAACACCCTGACGCAAGCGATCCGCGGCAATCACCGCGAGGAGTTCATCCAGGACATCAACTTCATCTATGACTGGAAGCGCAAACGCATCCACGTCTACGGCGCGCGTTGGGAAGAGTACTTGGTGCAACAGGGGCTGACCTATCTGGTAGATACTATCGCATCCTATTACCTCGAGACCTACGAAGTCTACCTGATTCGCAAGCTCATCGACACAAAAACGCCCATCAAGAGCCGTCAGAAATACAAAGACTGCTTGGTTCAGTATTACTTATTCTTGGCGAGCTTCGACGTCCACCCCTATGTGGAAGGAAAACACGATAACAAGATCCTCTACAACCGTGACGACCCCGAATTCGACCAGACTCCAGAAGAAAGTGACTTCGAAGAGCATCGCATCGTCGACGAGTACATGCACCTCTATAATCAGACGAAGGCCGATATGACCATGGCACAAAAGCGCAAGGTCCAAGCGGAGGTCTCTGACATCCTTAAGTCCAATACGCGTCACAATATCGCGGAGCTCGACAAGGACATCATCGGTATCATCAACATCGACAACGAATTCAAAAACAAGCTCCTGGACGCGGAGTGAATATTGCATATTACACCAAGCCTATGACCGGTGTGTGATCGGATCCCAGGTCTTGAATCGAATTCTTGACACGGTGATTAAGGAGGCTGCTTTCACGGAAGCCTTTTACCAAGATATTGTCGATGTTCATGTTGCTCTCTATGAAATAGGTCGTCGCGCTTTTGTTGAGCGCCTCGAAGCCGGGGATGTCGTACAGCCGGCTGTCTTTCCTGTATGGGTGGTTGAAGTCTCCCGCGATGACGCATTTCACTGCCTTCTCTGCGATCTCGCACACGGTCTCCATTTGCTTATGGCGCCAGCGCGGAGAGATATCGTCGAGATGCACGTTGATAAAATGGTAAGGCTCGCCGCCGCCTGACATAACGCAGACAGAATGTGTTCCTAATCCAGGTTCGAGAGGGTCCGAAATGAAATAGCGGAATACGCTTTTTCGGAACAGGGACACGAGCCCGCTCTCGCCACGTTGACCTGCCACCGCGACCGGTGCAGTTTGGATATATGGTACTCGCCTCCGAAGCGCCTTGCCAATTTGCGATATTCATTTTGCATAACTTCTTGCAATAGCATGACATCGGGGTCGATGGCCGTGATATGTTTGCGAATGGTCTTGAACCTCTCGGCGCGATTCAATAAAATGTCAGCGTCGATCCCTGGATAATCTGCAGGGTCGATCCACTCGTGGGCGAGGATATTCCACGAGAGGACCTTCATGCTCTACTTACTCTCTAGCCCCACAATAAATTCGAATTGTACAACTAAAACATCAAACCAGGTGACCCAGGCCCCAGTGGAATGTAAACACATCGTAGGGATTCTTCTTGATTACGGCAGCGGTGTTCGGCATCGGTAGTCCCTTGCGGCCATTGTAGTGTTTGTAGCCAATGTGCCAACCGCACGGCAGGTACCAGACGTCCTTGGTCTCCCCAACTGCGTTAGGAGGCTTCTTTCCGAGTAGGGGGAGCGCGTTGAATTCCAGCGACTTGTACATCAGGGAATCGCGATAACTATAGAGGTCGATCCCCTGATGCCACAGGATCTCTGGGATTTGGATGAGCGAGCCGACGCCGAACTGGCAATGATAACAGTCTCTGCACGGGGCATGGTTGGTATTTGAAGTGTTAGTTTTTAGGTTCTGAATTCAACTCGCTATGTGGCTCGCTCGTTAGCACCAAACGCACCGTGTAAACTCTCCAGTCTGTCCCGAAGCCACCACAAAGCCGGCGTGTATGTGCTGATACTCCTTCTGGGCCCACAGAAATTCGCTTTCGGCAACGTATGGGCCCGCATTCGAAGGAAGCGTCACACCAGGAGAAACGTAAAGCGGATTCTTATCGCGAAAGATGGCCGTCATGAGACGCGCCTCACAGATGCTGAGGCCCCAATTCTGGCGCTGGTCCCAACCGAGGGGCTTGATGAGATACGGCAGGATGAGCGCATCGAGCCACTTGTTGTAACGCGCCTCGACGCCACTGCGGTCCCAACCAGGCCACGTATACTTGAGGAGCTCTGCTGCCTTGACCATCGCAGCGGTCCCCCACGCGGCTTCGAGAGGCGCATTGGATCCTTTGAAGATGGTGCACTTTGTAGACCAGGTGTTGAGGATATCGACGGCCAGCTTTGCGTAGGATTCGTTGCCAGTCGCGAGGTATGCGACGGCGGCCTTGTAAGTCATCTCTCCGTCGCCAATGAATTCCTTGTGTCCATCGCCGGAACCATACGGGCCGATGTCCACGTTCGCAATTGCTTGAGTCTTGTAGTCGAGAGGTGTAATTTTGATGAGCTCAGACACGGTCGTCGCGTCGAGCTTCTTTAGAGCCTGAAGCTTCTTCGGGTCGAAGACACCGCCTGGATGAACAAGGCTCTTGGGTTTGACGGGTTGAATCACGGGACACGTCTCGGCGTTTGCCGAATTGATTGCGTAGATGGTAGACATTTTGTATTCGATGCGTGTTGTGGTGACTTAGACAGAGGAACTGCTCGTCTTTAAATCATTGAAAATGACGGATGAGTCGCTCACGCGCGACCAAAACCCTAAAAATGAAAACTGCCGACGGAGAACACACACCTACTATTATGTTCTAAAATGCTCATAATTTGTTTTGCTGGGTGTAATCTCATACAGACTACTTTCAGTCTATGTCTCCGTCAAACAGCATGCATTTCTACATTGCTGTAGATAATCTTTATTCTCAGACTATAATCCCTATAGTTCAGGTTACCTTTATATAGGTTTCTGTGCGCGCCTGTCAAACCACCATATAAAGCTAATCACTCTATTTATTGAGTAATGGCTACCGCAATCTGCACCGAAAAAGGTGCGCCCAGTTTGTCGACGAGTGGCAACCCTCATGTCGACCTGTTCTTCAAGTTTACACAGGATGCTCATCACAATCCGCTATTCGAGACGTGGCTGGAGGCCGCGTGGGCGGCGGGTCCTCTTGAGACCATGATCATCTTTTTTAACGGCAGGGATTGTCGCGGAGGCAAGGGCATCCGTGATGCGTTTATCGCCGCAATGGCCCACTGCATCCGCCACCACACAGAGTGGTTCGCTGCAAACGTCCACAACATCCCTTATTATGGACGCTACCTCGATTGGTTCGACATTCTAGTAGAATTCAAAGACGCTGCAGATGACATTTATCCTATCGTAGAGGCCCTGATTGTAAAAGAGACTGTGTCGGTGCTGTTATCAGACATGAGTGCCATGTCGTCTGGCAAGGCCGTCTCTTTGTTGGCCAAGTGGCTGCCTTCAGAGAACAAGAGTTACGACCGCAAGCTCCACATCGTCCGTAAAATATGCGCTCATTTATTTGATATGAATGTCACTGCAGTCGGCACTTCAGACTTGAAGTGTTTTCGCAAGACAGTCGTCGAGCCGCTGCGCACGTACCTGAATCTTGTTGAAAGCAATATGTGCAAGGGGGATTGGGAAAGCATCGACTTCGAGAGAGTGCCGAGCGTAGCCATGAAACGACTTCGCAAAGCTTTCAAGGAGAATTTGCCTGATTTATTCCGCGAATGGTGTTTGGAAATCGGCTCAGGCAAGAGCGTTGTCAAAGCAGGACAGTTATATCCACACGAGCTTGTGCGCGCCTATCTCTATGACGACTGTGAGGGCGAGGATCCGGTCATCGAAGCGCAGTGGAAGGAGCTGAAATCGCGATACTCGGAACTCGAGGATACGTTGGTTCTGTCAGATGTATCTGGGTCTATGAATGGCTTGCCTCTCGAGGTATCTATTGCAGTAGGGATCTTTATGGCTACGAACATGGCTGAAGGGCCTTTTCAAAATAAACTCATCACCTTCCATGAAGAGCCGTCCTTCCACCAGATCCCATTGCATTGCAGGACGCTTTATGAATGTGTGCAGTCTGTCAAGAAGATGGAATGGGGTGGGACTACGAGTTTTCATAAAGTATTTGAGCTCATCTTGAAGTGTAGTAAAGAAGTGCAAATGGCGCCAGAAGATATGCCGAAGAGGTTGGTGGTACTGAGTGACATGCAATTTGACGCCGCCGATAGAAGCGGAGGCGGTGGCATCATGCAATTTGACGCCGCTAACGGCGGCAACATGAAATACGACGAAGGAGTCATGCAATTTGACTCCGCCGATAGAGGCGGAGGCGGCGGTACCATGCAATTTGACGCCGCTGATAGAGGCGCTGCAACAACATTCGAGTACATGCGCAAGGTCTACGCCCATTTCGGCTACACGCTTCCTGAAATCGTCTTCTGGAACTTGCGATCCAACACAACGCGCGACTTTGTGGTGACAGCCGAACAGAAAGGCGTTGCCATGGTCTCTGGGTTTTCGCCATCCGTTCTTAAAAACGTTTTGTCTAACAGAGACCTCAGCCCTGAGAACACATTGCGCCAAGTCCTCAACGATCCACGTTATTCAAGGATTGCGAGTCCTTGAACAAATTGTCATCCTATAGTAAAGATGTTGCGTGATTCAGATAAGGCACTCGGCAATCAGCAGCACACAGATATAGACAAGATGACCAGATCCGTATCCGAACCTGCAAGACGTAAACAAAAGCCCCTTGAAACAAGATGCAAAACGGTACAGGAATTTTTATCCAATATCAAAAAAGCTTCTGTAGTCATAGAGGATGATCTATACGATATACCTATTATGCTCGTATTAGATTCCAAAAACCATGTATCACATATGACCCCTCAAAGATATATTCGTTTAGAAGACGGAAGCTTCTATTACTTGACTATTACCAAAAATGGCTGGATCTATTTATACGATTTGGAAATGCATGATCAGCTAGACGATCAGATTGTCTGGTACGGGACGCATTATACGATTGGGTTCTCAGACAAAGACCCTGACATAGTGAAATTCCACATTACACGCTACTTCCCTAACAGAAAAAGAATCGAACGCTTCAGCAGCTATTGCGATTTCAAGCTGTCTGATTTTGTAAAGGATGTACGGGGGAATCCGGATTGTTACAGAGAGGCTCGTGGCGACACTCGTGAAGTCACTTCGCGCATGGTGCCAACTGGCCAAAAACTCGACCACATCCTCAACAATGTGCGAGACAGGAACCGTAGCTACATCCGCGATTTCTTCAAGTTTGGCCTGACTTGGCGCGCACCCCTCGAAGTGCCTGAGAATCAAAACAAGCGGCGCAAACTACCCGTGGCTGATGTGCCACCTGCGTCCCCTCAGACGCCAGTTGAAATACAAACAAACAAAGAGTCGCCCGAATCGATTATTTACAAGAAAGACGGCAAGAGTTACCAGGTGCAAACCGGAGCTCGCGGAGGCAAGTTCATTGTCGTCCGTTCGAAAATCGTGCGCATCAATGCTTCGACTATGGAGCTGTTCATTGCGCCGTGAGAGCCGTTTGAATCCGCGCCTCATGTTTAGAAATCGTGACAGGACTAATAGAGAAGCGCTTAGCCAATTCGTTTTTAGATATGTTCAAGTCATTCGCTTGACAAGCAATATAAATGAAAGTCACAGATATGCAACTAGGCTTAACCGAGCGCATAGTGGCCATGATGCGTTCGTCCGTCGACATGTGGGTAGCTATCTTGATGACTGGCCAACGCTTGTCACCTGGGATGGTATCTATAGAATGAACCATGCGCGTGATTCCGTCGAGCTCTTGGAAACACGATTGGATCTGGTTGAAAATAGGAAGCTGCTTCCAAGCGTCAAGGGCCGAGGTGAATTCTTGCCAAAAGTCCTTGACTTCGATGCGAAAGATGTTGCACACACCTTGAACGGGAAGGCCGCGCTTGTGGATCTTGGCCGCGATAAACACACAGACTGCACTCCATGCATGATCCTTTCTTCTTTTCGATTCATGTAATGTCTGAATGAGTTGTCCGCAATCACTGGAGTAGGGGATGTCGAAGTGGTCTTCCATTATCTTTCGGAGGACCTGTTGCGAGCGATTCGGCTTTTTCGCAGGCGAAGGCGATATAAACGTCGGCTCGTAGTCTCTGAGAAATGCGGCGAACGCAGCCTTAGAACTGTTTATGTTTTCAATGAGATGACTTTGTGCAACCAGACCACAAGAGCAACATGTCAGGTCGGCTTCTCGTGTCTCAATAAAGTTACAGGCACCACAGCCACGGCATGGTTCTTCCATGCTTTTGATAAAGGATCGTATACACTTTATACTATTCAGTATATATACATGAAGACACATCTCTATGAAGATACATCTCTATGAAGACACATCTCTATGAAGACGCATTCTATTTAAAGAATCATGTGATTTCTATGTACACTTAAAATGGAAGACAAAATGCAAAAGAAAGTGCAAGCCTTTGTTGAAGACATTGACGATGCAATTATTGAAACGGCTTTGCTTAGTATTTGTTGCACTGTTGAGACGACGCCTTTTCATTTGACCACGATGACGGTAATGATCACGACAGATGATAAATCTACAATCAATCTTGAAGAGATAATGAACAATACGGATCAGTTTCCGGCATCACTGAAGGCTCGCAAGGCCAATGGCTTCTTCAACTGCATTATGTGTTCGTGGAGTCCGGAGATTATGCAAGAAGATTGTTCTAAGAAAGCCAGACACGCCAAAGGTGTCGACAAAGTCCACGCCAAAGGCGTCAAGATCTTCTCCAATGGCCAAATCCACATCACCGGAGTCAAGAGCGTCACCGAAGCTCTAGAATGTGGTCGTGTCGTCTACGAAGCCATCGGACGGTCTCCGGAAAGCATCACCGACTTCACTGTTCAACTCATCAACGGTCACTTCAAGTTTATTATCGGTGATGACAAGTTTGTGAAGCTATCAAAACTCCACGAGTTTTGCGTCAAAGAGACAACTTACATGTGCCGTTATTTCCCAGAGAACCATGCTGGTCTTTTGGTCCGCATTCCGTTTGATGATGATTCTGGGAGGATCAGTACGGTCGTTTTTTTTGAGAGTGGGAGCGTCTTGATCAACGCTTTTACCAAGGGAGATGAGCTCAAGAAGGCCTATGATTTCGCAACCACGTTTATAGACAAGCATGCAGATGATGTCATTGGGATCGGAATAGAAAAAACAATAGTGAAGCGTGTGCGCCGCAGCGCAGAGACAGGCGGCTTTGACTATGGGAAGTATTTGGTTCTCAAATAATGGGGGCTGCCACGGCACTTTCAGTTGCTAACGCTTGCTAATGCTCGACATCGCCCCCCATAACCCCCATTCTACGGCCTTCGGCTTTGCATCTGTAATAAAAATCTCAAATGGGGGCAAGCCCGCTTTTTGTGTCTGAGCTAGAGTTTGGATTGCTGTTTGGACAGCGCCGGGAGCGTGCTCACAAAATCGTGGAAGCGTTTGGGCTCCAGCATCGCTTCGAGCATCGTGCGCGCCGGGTTTTGCGGCGCCATCTTTGCTTGTGCACACACTTCATCAATATGCACTGCCAGCATCTCGCGTTTTACACGACCATGATGTAACCATTGCCATAACTGGGTTCGGCTGATTTCAACAGTCGCCAAGTCTTCCATCAAACCGTCGACAGCCACAGAGCCTTTGCCCTTGATCCATGCATCGAGATACAAGATGCACGCGCGCACGTTGTTTCGGATCCCTGCGCTCGTAATGGATCCTGGGATCGCTGAGCGATTGAGGAGGTCCAACTGCGTGATCTTGATCGGCAACGGCGGCACCTGTAACTGATTCGGCCCCGGCATGTGCTCATCAAACACAGCTCGCGCCACCTTGACAAAATCGGGGTGGAGCGCCCATGTCCCGTCGCAACCCGCCCTCACTTCGCGCAACTTGTCAGCGCGAACCTTTTCAGCAGCCTTCTCGTTGGCGACTTTGTCCCCTCGGACAGGGACGTGTGCGGACATGCCGCCAATAGCATGCACCCCTCGCTTGTGACACGTCTGAATCAAGAGTGTTGAATACGCCGTCAAGAAAGGCGTCGCCATCGTCAGATTCTCGCGGTCCGGCATCACAAACTCGGGAAACGTGCGCATTTTTTTGATAAAGCTGAAGATATAGTCCCATCGGCCTGTGTTGAGGCCAGCCGAGTAATTGCGCAGCTCATACAGGATCTCGTCCATCTGGAAGACAGCAGGTAGCGTCTCGATGAGGACCGTCGCACGGATCACGTAGCGGGGGAGCCCGAGCGCCTCTTCTGCAAAAGCAAAGACGCCCGCCCACAGCCGCGCCTCCATGTAGCTCTCCATTTTTGGCAAATAAAAGTACGGTCCCTGGCCGATCGCCAATGTCTGGCGCGCATTATGGAACATATACAGCCCAAAGTCAAATAGACTCGCGCTCATCGGTGAGCCGTCCACGACGAACCCATGCTCCTCCATGTGCCATCCACGAGGACGGACAAGAAGAGTGGGTAGAGGCCGGTCCTTGCGGAGCGCGTATTGTTTGCCGTCTGCTTCAGCTACAGTGATCGTACGACGAATTGCGTCGGTCGCATTCTGATGGCCGTCCAGAATATTCAACCACGTGGGTGCGAGTGAATCCTCAAAGTCGAGCATATATTGGGTGGCGTCGCTGTTGAGTGCGTTGATGACCATCTTTCGAGGCGTCGCGGGGCCCGTGATTTCCACGCGCCGATCAACGAGACCCGGAGCCAATGGGGGTCCATGCCACGCCGCATTGTCGCGGATGTGTTTAGTGTCAGGCAAGAAATCAGGGTAGGCTTTGAAATGCGGCACGCGTTTACCTAGCACCGCAGAGCGTTCTGCTCCAAAGCGTCTATGAAGAGAAGAAAGGAACTGTCGGGCGTCAGTGTTTAGCAACACGGCGTAGCGTTCAGGGACATTCGATGCGGCGGTGGCCATGAGATAGTTTCGATATAGAAAGATGACTTTATATGGTTTAGCAAACGATCATATAAACAATTGTCAATTGTTATTGTTCAATCATCTGTCCATGATCCTCATCGTCAATGGCTTCGGAGCCGGTGTCGAATACATGAATGGCTTTGCTAAACATCTGGCACTCGATATTCCAATAAAAGTAGTGAGCCTCCTCCACGGAGTCAGCTTCGAAAAAGAATGCGACCGCGTTAATGCTCTCGTCTGCCACACGCCGCCATCTGTGGTCATGGCTTTCTCCACAGGATGTACTGTCATCAGTGCATGCGACCTGCCACAAGACTGTCGCATCGTGTTGATCAATCCTCCTGATATTTCTCCGCGCAAGAGCCTGTGTTCAGCATTACGTTTTCTCATGACCACCAAAGGGCCGATGATCTATCTAGGTCACGTTTGGAATGGCTCTTCAATGGGGCGTGGGTCCTTATCAGATGGCCCGGCTCTACCATTGGTTTTACGGAGCGCGGGTAAAAGAGCCGCCCGCCGAAGAGATTGCCCGTATCGTGACTGCCAGGCCTTTCAAAGACATGGTCACTACGCTGTATACATGCTTGATGAAACCAGGTATCACGCCTATGATAAATCTGGCTAAAAGCGGCCGCCATATCGATGTCGTCTTTGGGGAACACGATGTGTATCGTCAAGTAACAAAATCATTGGCACAAGCAGGCTCTGGAGTCCGTCTACATATGATAAAAGACGCCCAGTCTTGTAGTCGAGAGGTGTAATTTTGATGAGCTCAGAAACGGTCGTCGCGTCGAGCTTCTTCAGAGCCTGAAGCTTCGTCGGGTCGAAGACGCCGCCAGGATGAACGAGGCTCTTGGGCTTGATGGGTTGAATGACGGGACAGGTCTCGGCGTTTGCCGCGTTGATAGCGTAGATGGTCGACATTTTGTTTGATGCTTGTTGTGGTGGTGGTGGTAGCTTAGACAGAGTCTGTGTTGTCTTTAAACCATATGAAGGATGATGAAACCACGCTTCTTCATGTTTTCGCCTACAATCATGTTGTGCTGCGTAAAAAACGAGAGATTCCCTACATGAATAAAGAACGCGCGTGTGGGCCCGAATGCGCTGACGCATTAAGGTCGGGGCTAGTTGTGCACAACAAATCCTTAGTACTCGTAAATATACCCCGCTGTACACGTAGTCTGAAAGTAAGTTCCAGCAGTTGTTCCATACATATCTACGTATGTAATTGGAGTTGTCGTGGTTATTGTTCCTGCTGGGAAATAGCTATTTGTGTTTGTTATATCGGCTGTGCTCCCTGTAATTGAGTAGGTATACGAACCTACTGATTGTATTCCCAGAGTAATCGTGATTTGTCCTGAAAAATATGTCGTTGATTGCGCTGTCAAAATCCAACTATTTGTTGTTGCTTTAAATACTGCAGCTGCATTGTTGTATAGTTGTGTCGCCACCATCGCCGTAGGTGTTATGATTGTTGGACCAGCTCCAGTTCCGACTCTCATGATTATGTTGCCTGTATTGGTGGTTGCGTAAACGTTGTAGAAGGTAATGGTAATTCGCTTTACAGTGCTTGGGATTGATGTACATATTGGCCACGTTATGCTATTCGCAGCAGTTGGAGATGGCGTGTTCCCTATTGTTCTTGGAGGTACAAATGTGCTAATGACACCATTGCTGGCACTAATGCTAGTTCCATCCACCTGCACGACACCTTGCGCGCTTGACGTCGCCGCCGGCAACCCCGCATACCCCGTCGCCGTCACCGTCCCCGCCACCTGCAGCGCCGTCGAAGGGGCTGTCGTCCCAATCCCCACATTCCCGGTGCTGTTGTTGATCGTGATGGCGTTGGCCGAGCCTGTCTGACCCACGACGCTGTAGGTGCTCATAGCTTTGTTTTTACACTTATACCAAGATAAAATGTAACACTGTTTGAACTCGATGACGATTATAGTTTATGCAGCTCGACTAGATTTTTGAGACGATATTCCCCATTTTAGGCAATACGTTCGATACTCATATTTCCCCAGATGCCATTACCACTAGTCGCCCCGTTGTATAGTTGAACGTATAATTTTGCATTAGTGGTACCTGTAACATAGCAATTCAAACAAACTACATTAGGATTAGGAGTTGCACCTACTGCAGAACTCGAACCACCTGTGTATTGAGCTAAAACAGCTGCTCCAGATGCGGACGTGCTATTCGTATCTGTAATTCGTAGACCATACGTAGGTGATTGCCAGTTATTTAATTGAAAATCAACATAAGCATTGATGCGATATACTCCTCCATTTACAATAGTAATGTAATTAACGCTACTTCCGTCACTAGACACACTGACACCTGAAGAGCTTCCAAATGTACTCATTACTAAATTCGTCCAGGCATTTGCTGAAGTAGTCCCTGAAATTTGCGCAGATAAAATTAGAACCATTATCATGCCCCAGACAAAAATGAATAGCTCTTAGTTGATTGAATGAATGATTAGAGCAACGTTTTCGTGACAATAACCCGACATTCCAGTAGGAGTGCCGTTCATTCCGATCCATTCGTAATTCACATTGTTCTCTGTGACAAACTCATAAAATGCCTTCAGTTCACCTGTGTCGCCATCGAAACCGGGATAATTGACTAATTCATCAAATACAATAACACAATCCTTGTCCAAATAGTCTTTGAGTGTATTCAAAATGCACTTGGTTGAACTATACAAATCAACATCAATGTGTACAAAGGACACCTTTTTATTATAGGACTTTATGAATTCAGGTAAGGTTTTATCGATCCATCCTTTTACAAGAACAACGTTGTCATTCACTTTTGGAAGATCACCGTTTCTACTGAATGCTCCTTTGTCAAAGCCTTCTCTCCATTTCTCTGGAAGCCCTTCAAAACTATCAAACCCGTACACAGGTTCAGTTGTGAATTTAGAGATATAATTAATGGTCCTGCCAGTTGCTACTCCAAACTCTAACCATAATGTATCTTGCTTACGTCGCAAGCCCATTTTTTCAAATACATATTCAAGAGGATATGTGTGAACATTCGGGATGTTTTGAATAATTCCCAACATTTTATACATGGGTATATTTTTTCCTGTAAAAACCTATATAAACCCATACCATGTATATAATATGCACTGTAGTAACACTATCATGAACCAGTTATTCATTGATCCTTTCCAAAATAAGCAACTCATGACCCTTGAGCGATTGCTGGGGCTCAACGTCGACGCTCCAAATATTCAGAGAGACCTCATGCCCGAGAAGATCGACGAGATCGTGGCGTGCCAAAAAGAGATCCTCGCCAAAAGTGGATCGTTTTGTTTCATCGGCGACCTGATCTTGGCCGTCCAAGGCCGCAAGCACTTTATCCTCGACGGTCAGCATCGCTATGAGGCCATCCGACGCTTGTATGTACTCCAGCCTCAATACACCGTGTGCGTGAACACGTTTACGCCGACACCGACATTCACCATCGAGGATGCCTTCGTCATGCTTAATAAACATACCCCTGTCCCAGACTATATCATAAAAACGACTGTGGACTCGACGCGTCGGGCGATGATCGACGAATTCATCGAGTGTTTTTCGCGGGACTTCAAGCCTTACATCTCAAAGGCAGCGCAGCCCCAGCGTCCCAACATCAACCTGACTCTGTTAGCCGATCGCATGATTTCGAGTGCGATATTTGATATTTTCGAGACGGGGAAGGTTATCTTCTCGTATCTAGTGTATGTCAACGTGAATAAATGGCGGCTCATGATTGACTCGAAAACGAACGAGAAATGCAGGGGCAAGTCGGATGGCGTGCACATCCTCTATATGTGTGCGGACAAGGACTGCGAGTGGTTAGAACGCCGCGATTGGATGGAGGAATACGCCGCGCTCTACAAGATGCCTGTGAAACCAGGGTATGCCAAACAACAAGCGCCGCTGTTAGTCGATCCCGTGGAACAACGTCCACTGAAAAGACAGCGCAAGGCACTTCCTAAATCGACGCGGCTCATCGTATGGGAAAACGAATTCGGCAAAGATACCACAGGGCGGGCTCCGTGTCCGCTATGCAATGAGGAAATGACGTTTCACTCTTTCGAATGCGGGCATATCGTATCGGATGCCAACGGAGGAAGCTCGATGTCTCACAACCTGCGGCCAATATGCGGGACATGCAACAAGGGGATGGGGGCGATGAATATGAACGAATATTGTACGACATACGGGTATACAATGCCTACAGGGCTCGGCTGTGCCATGCCTACAGGGCTCGGCTGTGCCATGCCTACAGGGCTCGGAAACGCTGTTTAATTCCGTTGACAATGCAAACAAATATGGTGTTAGACTAATGAACCCTTCTCAAAAAAGAGACACCGAGAAGGAGCGGCGTTTTTTATTGGAGCATCTCAAACGCATCCAGGTGCAACTCAATCAAGTTTCTGCGTTGTTACGCGACAATCCTCGCAAACTTGCTCGTGATAATGCTACTACTCCTCAATCTATTCAATGAATATTTTAATAACAAACCAAATAAAAAGTATGCTGGAAGTGGGATTCGAACCCACGGTGAGTTTCCTCAACGGGACTTGAGCCCGTCGCCTTAGACCGCTCGGCCATCCCAGCTTTTGAAGGGGAGAAAAGCCTCCTCTCTCAACCCTTCACTCTATTCCTTATAATATTCAAGGCTTATCTTTAAGTAAGATTTGTATTTTTTGTTCATTTGTTCACAAGCGGTCGAGCCATTCGCACGACTCATCCACCATCTGATACATCTTGGTGTCGTCGATCACCTTGTCTCGAGCAGTGTATCTCGAGGCCGCGACGCGATCGACGCTTGCCTGCCAGCGAGCTCGGTACTTGGCCGCCGTGTTCTTCACGCTGGTCTCTAAGTCTGCTTGAGTGCGACCACGATAACGCGCGACGAAGGCCTTGTCTTCGAGGCGGCGCTCCAACACGTTCTGTAGCGCATTTACGCAGCGCTTGCGACGATGCTTCTCGATCACCTTTCCTAAGACCGCTTGCTTGATCGTTGTGACGGTCGATACTTTCTCCGCGTCTTTGGCGGTAAACTCCATGCGCATATTCATGGCCTTCACCTGCTGCGCAAACTCCGCCTCATCCTTGCACATGTTGACTTTGAGCAAGATGGGGAAATTGATCGCCGGGTTTCGTTTGTACAAGTTTAGCATCGCCGACAGACGGTGCTGACCGTCCTGGACCTTGGCCGTAATGGTGTGGACTACCTCGTCGTCCTCGTCAGCGACGGCGCCGCGCCGTGCGTTGTCGACCAGGTCATGCTTCAGCAGCCCCACGGTGAGATCATGCGGTTTCAGATAGAAGCCGTCGCCAGGAATCAGCGTCAGCGGCAACCAGGCCTCGTAGGCACGCACCTTCTCGGAGGACACGTCGCGGTTCAACACTGACAGTGCCATGCGCTCTTTGATGGTTTGAAAGTCCGTGAGCATGGTTGCTTGCCAGCTTCCAGGGACATTCAGGACGGCATCGGAATTGCACAGAATGCGACACGCTTCCAAGAACCGGAGCTCACTGAGTTGATCTTGCGAGCGTGCAGAACCAGTTGCACTTGCGGGGGCGACGACGATCTGCTCTTTGTACGGAACCATTGCCATTGTTGTATGTTAGTTCTTTCTTACGTTGAGTTGGCCTGCTAAAGTCATTTCAATTTTTCGCAACAGGACCGTCTTCACTTGAAAATCACGTGTTTTCCGTAGTCGAAGCGCGCGGGCCCTACCACGTGCCTCCGTGTGCTTTGATCCTGAGTGTGTAAAGCCCTGGTGCGTGCACCGTTGCTACTATCTTTAACGTGTTTGTTTGCGAATGTCGTGATGAACTCATGTGCCATAAGGAGTTCTTCTGAATTGATGAAAGCATTGATCAGAACGTGTCCATCATCAAACACGATTGCCGTAAGTTGCTGAGTCGCCGAGGGCCGTTTTGGGAATCGTACGACCACGCAATCCGGATTCAAGTGACACATGTAGGTTGTATCCTCCACGATCATGTGATAAAGCGCACGCAGTGATATATTGGATACAGTTAGTTGGAAATGCGCGTTCATAAGCTCAACGTCAAACCCGTTGAGACGATGCTTCCTGATTTGACCTGAACAAAGGTCGCATATGTGACAAAAATGATCTGCGAGCGTGATTATATTTCCAAGTTTAGTGCCAGTAATCACAAACCCATCATCGTGAAACACGATCGTGTGCTTAGCGGACACGCGACCTTTTTTGTTATAATCAATCGAATCACATGACGATTCACCGTCGTCGATAGACTCATAGCAAACAAAGACAGGCTTCGGCTCCTCCACATCCTTCATGCTCATCCCCAGTGCGGATACATACTCTTGAACGACACGAGAGTCGAAATTCTCTCGAATATAGGAAGCCACATATGGCATCATCGACAACCATGTGAACTTGACTGTCATAGCCGTGATGCGCATCGGTTTTGCTGCTTCGAGGGCCTGTCGCATTTCTGCAGCAAAGACTTTGTATTTGAGCGATGTTTGAAGAGCCATGCTCTTCCCTATGCCAGCTGGTTTCTTTAAGCTTTTATACATCGGTTCGTCTTTGGATTGCGAACTTTCCCTGGAGCACATTTCTTCACACACCGCCCGTTGGCATTCAACTCTTTGCCTTCAGGACACGATTTAACGATGTACGCAGTGTCTTCTGGCTTCGCGTCAGGCTTCGCGTCAGGCTTCGCGTCAGGCTTCGCGTCAGGCTTCGCGTCAGGCTTCGCGTCAGGCTTCGCGTCAGGCTTCGCGTCCTCGGGCTTCGCCTTGGCTGTGTCATCTTTCTTGCATCGCCCCGTTGCTGGATTGCGCACCTTTCCGGGAGGACAAGGCCCTGGAAGCTGGCGTTCTTTAGGAGGCTTAGTGACCTTTGCTTTCGGTTCTTTGCGGCATCGCCCAGTAGCTGGATTGCGTACTTTGCCAGGAGGACAATCCAGGTTTGCAGGCTGCACGGCACCATTCTCATCATCCTTAGCCTTCTCTTTCGACACACCCATCGCTTTCTGAACTTCCAAGAATCGCGCATGTGCTTGCGTTGGAGTCAGACGGTTGTAAACGTTCAATGTAGTCATGTCAATAATCAAATTGACCAATTCTTGGAGTCCTTGGTTTGATTCGATGTTTCCCATCCTATTTAGCCGCACTAGAACCTCAAAGAGCACCAATCCCATCATGTACACATCACTCCGATTTGCGAACTTTGACAATTGTTTCTTTAACTGCTGAATATCTGGTCTCTTTTCAAGTTGAGACACTTCAAACATTGTCTTGAACGCAGCACGTGCATCATTGAGACGATGTCTCCAATCCAGACTCGCAAGATCAACTTCATACTTTTTGTAAAAATCGACCGCCGTCTGTTCATTGAAACGCACCATCTGCAAGAAATTATAATAATTCGTGATCAGATTGCTCGTGTTGATGGCTCCATCTTTGGTCATATAATAAATCGACGATGCATTCTTGTACTCAGCGTAGTAAATTGCTCCTCTGAAGCATAGACTATACATATTGAGTTCGGGAGGGTGATAGATGTATTCAGAATCTTTCGGGTTTGCATATAACTCCGACATAGGCTTTGCAAGACCGAAATCGATAATGGTGGTCTTTCCTGTTTTAGGGTTGTAAAGCGTGTTTAATGTTTTGATATCATGATGGATGATATTGTTCTTTTCTAATTCAACTAATCCTATAAACAAAGGCTCCATGTGACTAATGAGTTCATGTAACGTGACTTTCTTTGCATCAGTGTCTTTCATTGTTAAATCGAATCCACCAAAATCATAAACCATTTGAGTGAAGTTCCTCCCTCTATATCTGCTGCCACAATTGGTGAATTCTCTTGAAGAAAATTTGCTTTTGGGTACATCACACATATCATGATATTTTACAGTAAATGTGCCTTTTGGATCGATGGCGTCTACCTTTTGTTGCTCATGTTCTTCTGTGAGAGCAGCTTCTCGTTTCCAAAACACCTTTGACACATGACGATCACTTGCCGCTTGTTTCTGTTTATTGCATTCTACAGCAGGGGTAAATACACAACCATATGACCCTTTGCTGATATATTTTGGAGGCATCTTTATTTATTATGAGATTATAGTAGATTTTTAGGATACAATATATGGGAAATATAGCATGCTTTCCGGTTTTCAAAAGACACTGCGTAGAAAGAAAGAAGGTACTAGAAATAGTCCCTTTAATTCATGTCATTGATGATGAATGCGAAGAGGACGAAGATGATGATGTTCAAAGGCTAATGAATGTAGCCATTGGATGAGTCGATTTTGCAGGGGCAGGAGCAGGAGCAGGAGCAGGAGCAATCGTTGGTGCTGCAGGCGCAAGAGTTGGTGCTACAGGCGTTGGTGCAGGAGGCTCTGGCACAGCCACAGGTGGCACTTCTTGGACGGGTGCAGGAGGTTCCGGGCTAGGGGATGGCCTGGCCACAAGGTCCGGTCCCAATACAGACGAATCAAACCCATAGTGATCCAGGATTCTCGACGCCTCCATATGCGCGAGCCTCACGCGGTTGTCGATGTCGGGACCATTGCGCCCTTGGTGCGGACGAATGCTCTGCCTCACAAAATTGCCGTCGTAATTGAATTTATTGGCGTCAGCTCCCATGTACGTCTTCAAAAATCCTTGGAGAACCCCAAAAGTATCATAAATGCGGAACACGAATTCAAGAAGACTCTGGTCCTGAATCAACAAGCTGTTAGAATGGATGCTCCACGGATGCTTGGCCAAATACAGGATGCGCGTGGTGCATATCGACTCGAAGAGCTCCCGCCACATTGTGATCACCGATTTGGAGAAAGCACCGGACACGTTCATAAAGAAAACACCGGCATTGATGTCATACAACACATTTTCACATCCTTTGCAAAAGATGAACGACATAGTAGAGTTGTTGCCTTCATAAATGATGTCCTCGAGACGCCGGTCCAAATCCGCCACGACTACATCCGCGTCGATGTAAAACACCCAGTCGGCCTCTTTTTTATTGAGCTCATCCTCCATAAGATAAATGCGGTTGAACGTCGCCTGCCATGGGTGATATCCGCGCTTGATGCCTTGATAAGCCATGTATTCGTACCCCATTTTTTTGCAGTATATTTCGTTCACCACACGATTCTTATCCATGAGTGTTTTATAGCCGGATTCATTGTCCGACGTTTGGATGATCTTGATCTTGAGATTGCTCATGTATTTATAGTAGCAGCAGGTTACTTTTATGTCGAGATCAACGCATAACATATAAGGCTTTTTCTCCATATAATGCAAACATAAACATAAGAATAGACATGGACATCGTATACTACTGTGGACGCTCGGATCCATGGGACCCACGAGACCCGAGTTTAGGAGGCGCGCAACAAGCCGTGGTTCAGCTATGTCGCGAATGGGCGAAGATGGGAAAGACGGTCTTGGTCTATTACACCCCCAAGGAGACACGTGACGTCGAAGAAGGCGTCACATATCGTCACTATACCGAATTCGACGTAGCGCAGCGTTTCAAAACGCTCATATTGTGGCGGCTCTATGGCACAGCCCCTGTTGTGAACACACCTCTTCACGCAGAGCGCATCCTCATCGATATGCACGACAACTTGCCTGCGCACTACCTAGCCATCAAGAAGACGTTGACGGTACAAGAATGCCCTGTCACACTCATGCTCAAAAGCCGCTATCATAAAGAACAGTACCTCGAAACCGTCGGCAACGACGATGCAGACACACGCATCATCATGAACGGCGTCAACATGTCTGTGTTTCAGACAGAGCAACTCGAGCCACGCAACCCTTATCGCCTATGTTACTGCAGCGATTACCGTCGTGGCCTCGTCCACATTCTCGAGCTCTTGTGGCCTTATATCGTGCAGCTAGAACCCCGAGCAGAGCTGCATCTCTATTACGGTATCAAAGATCAGGAGTATAAGCCTTTGTTTGATAAAGCGCTCCTCAGTTCGACTGGGGTATGCGATCACGGCCGACAGTCGCTAGAAATGATCGCTCGCGAGAAGCACATCTCTAATTTTAACCTCTACATTACAAACACGATTGCCGAGATTGATTGCATCTCGGTGCGCGAGAGCCTGGTGGCCGGCTGCATTCCGTTGCTGCTAGACTATGGGGTTTTCAGAGAACGCGACGGCATCCATTTCTCGACGTCGGCAAGGGTGGCCGAGATCGCCACCAAGATCGTGGAATTGATGCGCAACATGGCAGCATGCGATGCATATAGAGAAAAACTAAAACAATCTCCTACGATCGTTTCTTGGACAGAAGTGGCACAGAAGTGGCTCGAAAAAAATTGAAAGGTTCACCTGGTGGATGATCTGCTTTAAAAAGGCTGACAACATGGCAGACATTACAGAGATCTTCTGGCCATTGGTCAAGAATTTATTGCAAATGAAACAACTCGCACTGAAAGACACGAGTGAGTTCAAACTCATGCAAGAGTATGTGAGTGCAGGGATTAGACTGAGGATGCACATCGATGCGATTGGAGATGCTGATTTGATTCAGCATTTCGAACTGAGTCGGATCCATGGAACCATGGTGCAACGTCCCTATGTGTATTTTGATGACATCAATGTCGTGTTTACTGCATTGCAATACTTCTACGAAAATATGGAGAACTCGCGGGCAGATACATTGCGCCTTGCTCTGGAAATCATCAAAGGGCGCATGATCATGGAACATGTGACCGATTCGTTCGAAAAGAAATTATCCTTGAAATGATCAGCGGTCTCAGAAAAAATTGAAAGCGGGAGTGGTCGTTTTTCTCGCAAAGCATAAGAAAAGCTATGGCGTACTCTCACGTATCAACTTGTAGCAAAAATAAAACATGGGAAATTGGTACGGGTTTCCTGAAAAATTGCAAGTTGGTCGGCCAGAGCATGCGCGATTCACGGCTCCTCCATAAGGCATTCGTTTTGACAGATCGCATAGTCGATATAGACATCTATGCGTCAACAGTGTTGATCTCGAATCCATGCTCGGAGCCGGTGACTACCGTTGACCAGGAAACCGGCACATGGTACATCCACATCATCGACGACTATACCGCGAGCGACATCCATGAAACGGTGTGGAACTTATCGTTGCCTACCTTCAGGCCCTCACGGATCGTTGTCAACATCGTTGAATTGTAAAAATTGCCAACATTGTTGAATTGTAAAAGACTTCATTCAAGGACTAGCCAGCTCTTTTCTCCTGATGAGCGTCTCGCGGACAGCATCGCGAATGTTCTTGACCCACGGGTACCATACCACCAATTTCGACGTGTCGAGAGCGTTGTTCGAGCGTTTTGACTTCAGAATCTGTGATTGCTCCTCGTACGTCATTGTGCGCCAGGTCTTGGAGGAATCCACGATCTCTTTGTACATGGTGAGGATCTCTTCATGAGAGATCGTGCCGGGGTTTGTGAGATTGACCGTCCCTGTTTTTTTGGTAAGGGCCATGTCCACCATGATGGGGATAAGCTCGTCCAAGACCGTCATAGAGTTCTCCATGCTGCAGATCTTTTCATAGGTGACAATCTTGGTGATGAAGTCTCGAGGACTGGGAGCGGCGGTGATGGGCATACGGATGCGCACATTGAGCACCGAGTCTTCGTACAGAGCCATGAGTTGGTCGGTGAATCCCTTCACGATAGAGTAGCCTGACCCGAAGAAGTTGGGCTTGTCGGACTCTTTGAAGCCATGGTCCGCGTCGGCATGGGCTTCATCGAACTCGAAGATGCATCCTGTGCCGAGATACGTCAGGTGGATATCGGCGTCGGTGCAAAGCTTGGCCATAGCCAGTGGCGCAAACAGGTTATCGCGGACGTTCTCGCGCAGCTTGCCCGGGTACTCAAGGTAATCGATCGTGGGAATGACGGCGCCGTCGATGACACCGTGTGTGCGACCCATGGTGCTGATGATGTGTGTCGGCTTGACCGCACGGATCTCCTCGCGAAGCGCTGCGAGGTCGTCGGCGCGGACGGCCGATTCTTGCACGAGCGCTACGTCAGGACGTGTCTTGAGGACTTCCATGACTTGAGAGCCGATCCAGCCTTTGCCAACGAGAAGGACGCGAATTGCATTAGAGGTATTTTCGTTCATAGGGGTTGCCATATGAGTGCGAATAGTACTTAAATGTATATTATATACATTTTATTTATTAAAAACATGTCGACTACATACACGTGTGATAAATGCAACTACACCACAAAGGTGAAAAGCAGCTTCATCGCACATACCACGAAGCGTAAGGTTCCTTGTGATGCAGGCAAGAGTGGTGCAGCTGCACCCGCGGCTCTTCAGCCTGAAGAGACTGTTGAGGTCAAGGCCGATGTGCCTGTTGAGGCAAAGCCTGAGACCAAGTCAGAGGCAAAGCCTGAGACCAAGTCAGAGGCAAAGCCTGAGACCAAGTCAGAGGCAAAGCCTGAGACCAAGTCAGAGGCAAAGCCTGAGACCAAGTCAGAG